TATGAGTTCGTCCAGGTATTGCCTCTTCAACAGCATTAGATGCTGTAAGATTTAATACCTCAGAATACATCCACTGATTATACCTATGCGTCATCTTTGCACTGGTATCAACCACATGAATCTCAAAATCCATCTGATTAGGATGCATATCAAATGTATTAAACATATCTTCCTCGGCACTAAAAAGATACCCAGGACGATCAGATATCCTATCCCTCTTTACATGCCTGAGATAATCATCAATACGGTGGAACCGAGAATAATAATTAATAAACCTATCAGCAGCATAGATGGAGTCAGATTCACTTAATAACATAACGATTATCTTGCCTTTCGAGAGAGTCAATCAACTCAAACACACTACCAGACATTAAGCGATAACCCATTCCAACATAAAGTTGGCCAACAAATACAGAAACAGTTGCTGCACCCCAGAATAAGTAGTAGAACCTAGACTTAACCTGGTTTCTTTTCTTTTCTTTTTTCATATCCTTTATAGAATAAGTCATGAGTTTAATACAACAATAAGTCTGATAACCATAAAAATGATAAGAACATAATATGTCCACATAATCCACATCCCCACCTTGTTATGAAGGGAACCTCTTTTATATGATGGATAACCTTGTTGATCCCAACCATCCGTCATATACTCACTTGGATCAATCTTTCTTTTCATTTGAATTCACACTCACACATTATCTCAGTGAGCGCAGCCAAGAGGTTAATTTCTTGGTCAGCCACGAAAGCAATCTGGTACTGGTACTTGGAAATGATAAGAACAGCAACAGGGATACTAGGAGGAACCACTGACTCAGTGAGAGACTCATAGATACGGCGTAAGATAACCCCAGGATCGTTATCAAGGTTACTGACAACCCACTTACGAACTTCAGTGAAGTTCTTCTCCTTGAGTTTTCGTATGAGATCTGATGTTTTGACATCACTAAACTCTGCTAAGATCGATGTATCAATGGTGCCACTACTAGAATAGCGTTGACACTCATTTAAGACTCTCCTCCAATCCGGAAAGTGCTTATTGATAAGTTCTGCGAGGACTTTCTTATCAGCTTGAATCCGCTCTGCGTCCAAGATCCCGTTAAGTCGGGTGAAAAATGAAGCCGCAATTGCCTGCTTTTGTTTTCCCGTGATTGAAAATTCAACGACTGCACAACGTGAATGGAGGGGTTCGATGATTTTGTTCTTGTAATTGCAGGTGAATATAAATCTGCAATTGTTGTAGAACGTCTCAATATTGGCTCTAAGTAAGAGTTGTACGTCATGAGTTGTGTTGTCAGCCTCATCTATAATTATAACTTTATGAGTTCCAGTTGCAGCAAGGGAGACAGTAGAAGCAAAGTTCTTTGCCTGATTCCTTACTGTATCTAAGAACCTACCCTCATCAGAACCATTGATAACAATGTAATCTGCACCTAACTGTTCACATAAAGCACGTGCAATTGTAGTCTTACCACAACCAGCAGGTCCAGAAAGAAGAAGATTTGGTATCTCCCCTTTCTCAACAAACTGCTGAAAAGTATCTTTGATATTCTCAGGTAGGATGCACTCTTGAACAGTTTTAGGACGATACTTTTCTACCCATAGGAAATCACTCTTCATAACTAGAATCTGGTTCTAGGGCAATGTAATATGCTAAATCATGCTCACGACAAGTAAATTTTGATATAAGTTTAGAAGAAACTATTACATCATAAGAACCAGGAATCAATTTGATATTCTCAACCTTAAAATTAAAAACAAAGTTTCCTTCTGTCTCACCTACAACAACTGCATAGTCGTTAGAAGTTTCATTCTTCTTATCACGAACAACAAGTTTAACTGCTCCATTCTCACCAATAACTGCTAAATCAGGAAGTTGGTAGATACCTGCTGCCTTAAGCAATTTGTCTAATTGTTCAGTCGTTAATTCAAAAGATACATCCTCACTAGGAAGGTCAATTGACTTCTCTGGTGGGGTAATAATTACATTAGGATCTGCAAAGAAATACTTTGAGCGAGATCTGCCCTCCTTGATAACAACAAAGTTATCATTAGTAAAATCCAATTCAGGATTATTATGTAAGGACAGTCCATTCAAAAATTGATTCAAATCATAGATACCAAAATCCTTTGGTAACTCTTCATTGATAGTTGCCTCAGCAAGAATGTTCTTCATCACTGAAATAGTGCGAAGAGACTTACCTTGCTTAAACAAAATGGACTGATTAATATTGCTGAAATTCTTCAGCAAATTCAAAGTTGAATCAGAAAGTTTCATAACCATGGGTCGGAGTTTCATCGTTTGCATTTCCACTGAAATAGTACAGTAGTAAGCAGTAGTGCATTGCTTTTAGTATATCACGTTTTGCCTGCCCCTTCTTATCATACCGACTCAAATACTTTATAGCATTTGAGCGGCAAAAGGACTCAGCATCACCTACGGAATGGATAAGATCAAGTGTCTGGACATTAGAACCTCCGTTGGTATAATGCCCACTATAGGTTGAACAAACATAATCAGAAAGATCTCTGAGTCCCTTGTCCTCCTGATACTTCTTATGTCCATGAATATCTAGATTAGGTTCAGGTTTTTGAATAACCTCCTTATCAAGTGATCCAGGTTGACGACGGGTTACCGTTTCTCCTCCATCAGGTGATTCATACACATAATTTCTTGGATCATCTGGGTTAGAGGTATACTCATAACCTCCATTCTTATCCACCCATTCCGCTCCTTCATCAGCAGAAGTAAATTCATTCATAATAGGATACTCTTTGTCCATGTCACCATAAAGTTCTTCATAGGCTAACCACCACGCCATATCATAACACCTCCTTTGGGTTAATGTCAACCTCATTATCAACTTTGTCATACAAGTCAAGGAATGCTTGCTTGGTTTGATCATCAAACCTATTCAAACAAAGTTGGATTGCCTTTACCTTATCTCCAAATATAGCATATGCTTGAACAATATGCACAAGACGACGAGTGGAGATAACCTCATCAATCCCACCATCATAGAATGTCTTCCTGATGATGTCTGCCCAATCAGCAAGACGTGCACAGAACTTCTCATCAGGACATAACTTATTAAGTATGTTAGTTTCTGTCTTAGTGTTAGGATACTCCTGTTCAAAAGTTAATGCGAAGCGTTCAAGGAAGGCTTCGTTAAGCACATTAGTTCCAATGAATCTTCCATCGTCAGATCCTTTACCTTTAGTGTTAGCAGTCGCCACCACGTTGAATCCTGCTGCTGGTTTGATGTATCTCCCAATCTTCTTAAGGAATACTCCTTTACCTTCAAGTATTGACTGGAGGCAGAGGATTTTGTTACTGGCAAGGTCGATCTCATCAAGTAGCAATATTGCACCTCGCTCAAGTGCTTCAATGACGGGGCCATTGTGCCAGACGGTATCCCCATTAACAAGGCGGAAGCCCCCAATAAGATCATCTTCATCTGTCTCTATTGTAATGTTTACACGAATAAGTTCCCTATTTAACTGAGCACATGCTTGCTCTACACCAAAAGTCTTACCATTACCAGAGAGTCCTGTAATGAAAGATGGATAGAAAACACCAGACTTAATAATCTTCTTAACTGTATTAAAGTTTCCAAAGGGAACAAACTTATCATCTTTATCTGGAACCAATGTAAGGAAAGCAGGTTTTACATATGACTTCTCAATACTCTCAACTACTTCCTTTACTTTAAGTTCTAAATTATACCTTCCTTTACCAACACGAAATTTACCAATACGTTTCAGTACAGTAGATTCTGAAACACCATGAGAACGACAGTAACCTTTAACATCAGCATAAGTAAACTCTTGTCCAAAGAGCGATCTTAATTCGTTAATAATTTTGTCTTCAGTCATCTCAGGATTAGCAGTAAACATAATGTAGGTCTTTCAATGCCTTTATTATAATAGTAAAAGCGATAGTTTAAGGGAAGTAGTAGACAGTTTGTTTATCGTCCACCATAAGGATCATTTTCAGGAGTGAATTCAGGTTCATCAACTAAACCCTCCTTCTTTAATTTCTCATAATTATAACAACTATCAAAACTTAATTTGATTTTTGGCAAACCTGCCTGTTCCTGAACTTCATCCAAGAACATCTGGGCTCTTTCTTCTTCAGTCATGCTACTAGCTCCACGAATTCGGTTAAAATTTTACGATTGAACTTTGATTTATTTAAGGACTTCTTAAAGGCACTTCTAATTTGTGCCTTAGTAGCATTATCATCAGGATCAAAATCAACATCATTTTTCATCTCTTTACTAGATAAAGCAAAGAACTTAGTATAATTTGCAATTTCTAAAACAGCTGACTTATTCTTCCTCCACTCCTCATAAATCTCTGGTTGATATCCAGGTTTAAACCAACGTACCATCTTACTAAAGTCACCATTACCAGTCAAACGAATACCAATAAAATTAACTTCTGGAAAACTATCTTGAAGATTCTGAATTAATATACCAGTACCATCCATCCACTCTTTCATATGATAAGTAGTTCCCACTTTACGATCCCTAAGATAAACCTTATTATGTCGTATAGTTCTCTTGAAAATTTTCCTCTCAAAACTACGTGGATTTTCTGTCTCACAACCATACCCCAATGGTTCAGACTCTCCATCAGTTAATATAACTGTTTGAACTTTCTGCACCCCATACTTCTTCTTGAATACTGGTATTATATCATGAAGTACTTGAAGAGACAAATCTAATGGAGTACCACTCAAATGGAATCTCTGAGGAACGTCCACCCATTCCTCAATATCATGAGCCATACCACAAGTTATACGCCAGAAATTCTTTACTTGACGTTCAAACTTCTTAGCATTTCCTTCACTACTCAAGAACTCCAAAAGACGATAACTATCATCAACCCATAAATCACCCCTCTTAGGATCTGGAATCATAGAAGATTCTCTCTGACGATAATAAGTTGGTGTTTCATCTTCAAGAAAATAACAATTAGTAAATCCATATACCCTGAATGGAATATTCACCTTCCTACAAAACCACACTAAGTTCAACAACTGCTTAACAGTTGAACCTAAGGTGGGAGTCATTGAACCACTCCAATCCAATAAGAAAAGTAATCCATGATTTTTACCATCAGGTAAAACAGTTATCTTCTTAAAAACATCCTCATTATATTTGTAACTATGAAGTTTTGCTGTATCCAGTACTCCAGTCCTAGCAGTAGCAGCACGAGCATAAGCATCTGCTGACTTCTTACATTCAAATTCCTTAACAAGATAGTTAACTTCCTTCTCAGATTCTTTCTTATATTCCCTTAGAGCAGCATCTACTCCATCCAAATACTCCCCTTTATTAATAGGTTCTGCATAGATGCGATCCCAAAACTCTTCCACTGAATCACTTATATAATCATTCTTTACAATTATCTTCTCTAATGGAAACTTAGGACGTTGAATATAAACATAGTTTCTTGTTGGTTGTTGAGCAAGTTTCTCCAGATTACCACCCAAACTCTTCTGTGTCTCTACATCTAAAGAAGTATCAGGAAACTCAGAAGTATCACTATCACTATCACCCCTATCTTCCACATCATCATCAAAAGAAACGTCATTATCGGAAGGAATATTATCGCCATCATCATTAGAGTCGCCAATCCCAGGAGATTCAGAACTCTGGAGAATATTTTGTTCGACTCCTTCTCCCTCTTCAATGTCCTGTTCTTGCTTACAGAAATTATATAACGCTTCTGCTGCTGCGAGGGCGTCCTCAAAAGTTTCACTTTTCTCAACGACATTAACTATCTCCTGTTCTTGTTGGGTAAACTTAAGTCCTAAGAAAGGACCAATCTTAGCATGAAGATTAATTTTATCTGCTAAATTAAACTTATCTAAGTCTTCTCCATCTATATCAAAGAAATCCTTATCATTGAGTTCTTGATACCCGCGATAGAATGTCTTTCCAATACCCATGTATTTACGCTTCATCATCTTTTCGACTCTAACATCCTCACACACATTTACAAACTGCTGTGGTGCCTTACACCTATCGCTCCAGTCCTCATTAGGTGTGAATAGTGCGTGTCCTACCTCATGAGCAACTAAAAGATCAAAGACAGTATTACTAGTATCCCAAATAGGTAAAGTTAAAACGCGAGTATCTACATCAAACTGAGCAGTCTCTACTGCTCTATGCTCAACAATTAAATCTTCGGTAGCCAACAACTTTGCTAAAGTTCCCTTAACCTCTAAATTAACGTCCATAAGTTGTTCTCTTGTATACACATACTATAAACGCTCCCAGGGCGT